AAATATGATTATAGAGTATTTAAAAATAGTTATTTTGAGGCTCGACAATCGCGATTAGTTGAACAAAAAGAATACTCTTTTAAATCTCAAGAAGGTAATGTGCATACGTATTATTTTATAGAGTTTTTACCTAATAATGGTGAATATTACAAACATTATTACGAGTGGACAGAATGGAGTGCCCCCAGTTTATTTTTTGAGAACAAACAATCTTTTAAAATCGTTTATACACAAGTAGACAAGTATGGTTCAGACGTAAAAGTTATATCAGAAAGGAAAAATTGGTATAAGAAAGTAAAATAAAGCCCTCATTACGAGGGCTTTTTTTATGTACGTATCTTTATGCCTTTGGTAGTAAGTTCATTAATACCTGCTTTCATATTAGCTATATCCTTTTTCATTTCGTGTAATTGGTAGGTATTAGTCTCTATTCCCGCAAGGTGTCTTAGCTGTTGAGCGGCATTGCTTTGCATAGATTGGTGCATTTCCCTGATGAAATTAGCGGTTTGTAAGGCAGCATTCTTTATCTCAGCACTTAACTGGGTTTGTAACCTAAATTGTCCATTCAATTCATCGGCGCTATCTTGGCTCATTCGTGCAAAACCTTTTTCTACTGCGTTTCTACCATTTTTATCATCAAACATTTTAATACCTGATTGTTCTAAAGCATCAAACATTGCCTTTGCTTTTTGTTCACCTTTTTGAATTTCAGGTTTCAGAATGTTATTAACAAATTCAAGAGTTTTGTTTTTTACCTTCTCATATACTTGTTCGTTGCTAAATCCTATTGATGACGCGTATATATTATCCATTTCATTTTGAAACTTAGAAAATATTTCTTTTATTCGCTCAGTAACTAATGTTTGTTTGATTATGTTTTTCATTACGCGAGCAACAGTTTGACCAAAGGTTTCAAATGCATTGTTACCTTTCTCTACAGCGGATATAATGCTATCAACAAAACCACCCCCTAAATCTCCAAATGTTTGACTTGTGTATTCAGATATTGTTTTTTTGTATTCTTTTAGTTGAGCATACAAATCTTTTGCCTTTTGTATCTGTTCACTTGTGTAGTCTATATTATCACGACCGTATGACATTCTATTAGAATCCGCTTTGCTAATGTTTTCTAAAAAATCATAATCAATATTACCTAACTCATCAACGAAAGGCTTTACTTTATCCTTAAAAGCTTTAGTTACTTCATCTTTATATCTTCCCCAAATCTTCATTCCCCAAGGTCCTCCGTTATACCATCCCCACTTATATTCATAGTGGTCAAATACTTGGGTATTTTGTACATCTATAAGATCGTTACGAAGTTTTTTTACTTTGTCATTATAGTTTTTAATAATATCAAGTTGTTTCCCAATTTGGTTTGTAGTCAAAGAATTAGAATGTTTTTCGCCTTTCAATATACGTTCATCATAAAGTTCATTTATTCTCTTTTCGTTCTGATACTGTTCTTGTTTCCACATTCTCTCTTTTTGACGAGCTCTTTCTTTATCACTCTCTATTTTCTGAACAAAACCATATACTGCTCCTATAACACCTCCAATAGCAGCGCCCCAACCTTGTCCAATTTGTCCTCCTATTTGAGCAAAAGACATAGCCTTATTGACTATTTCTCCCATTTCTTTTATACCTTTACCGAATTCCCTTAGTGAGGCATTACCCGTACTTTGCCCCAATCGCTCAAATTCGTCGCCTAACTGTCCAAATTGTCCCGTGATTGATTGCGCTGACGACAACATACCATTGAACGCTTCCTGCCATTCGGCGGTGTTGGGTTTGGCTTTGAATAGATTTTTGATACTTGTACCAAGTTTGCCAAAAACGGTATCACTCTTATCGGCGGTGTCTCTTGTTTGTTCGATTTGTTGGCGAAGTTCAGCTATCCATTTCTGATTAGCCTCATCACTCATATCAAGGTTGCTTGCCAACTGGTCAATCTCGGCTTCTGCCTCTGCTATGGTTTGGTGCATTTCCTTGACGGTCTTTTTGCGCATATTCTCAAAGAGTTTAGCAATGGCTGTACCCTCTTTTTTGTAGAGTATATCTAACTTTTTGAGTTCTCGTGCTTTTTCGTCTTGCGCTTTTTTCACTTGTGGAGCATCAGACCCTAACTTGGTTTGTAGGGCGGCTATATCGGCATTGTATTTCTCCTCAATAGCTTTGCGCTGGTCGGTGTAGGTTTGATATTTTTCTAACAAGTCCTTATACACTTGTTCCTGCTGCATACGTTGGTACTCAGCATTATCAGCTAAAAGCACTTTTTCATTTTCAGCAAGGCGGGCTTTTTCAGCATTGATGGCTTCGGTATTGGTGTCAAAATCTTTTCCTTTTTTCCATTTGCCTTGAGCTTCGGCTTTTTGTTTTTCGGTTTCGATGAATGCGGCTAACTGGTCTTCTGAACGCCTTCTAATTTCCTCTTCTTGCTTGTCGTATTCCAATTGTATGATAGCAAAGCGTTTGTCCGCCCCGTCTTGCATTATCTTAATGCGGGATTCTTCACGAGCAAAAAGGTCGTCTTGGATTTGGCGGTTGTGGTCTCTTTGGGCTTTTTCGGTGTCGAAAGTAGGTAGTTCAGGCTTGGTTGCTTTAGATTTAGGAGTATTTTTTTGAGAAAGGTCAATGCCAGTACCTTGTTTATACTCGTCAATCAATCCTTTTAATTTAGTTTTTTTAGCCTCTAAATCGCTTAAATCTTTATTATCAACGCTCCTACTATTTTTATTTTTGCTTTCAGCTTCATTTATTTTATTCTGTAATGCTAAAATCTCTTCTTTTTTTGCAATAAAATCAGTAGTTTGTACTTTTTCTTGCTGTTTGAGTTTGATTTGTCGTTCGGTAGCTTCATTGAACATTCCGAGTTCATTCCAGTCGTATTTTAAATAAGGGTTGTTGCTGTCTATTTTTGCAATAGAGTGATTAGCGATAGAGTCTTTTGCTTGTTTTTTTCTTAGATTATAGGCTTCTATGATTAATTTTTTTTCTGCTTGTATTTGTTCAAGGCTTTTGCCTGAAAGTGCGCTTTCATAGTTGCTAACATCATTTTTAACGACTTCCCTTTTTTGTTTTTGCTTTAGAAGTTCATCTTGTTCAATACCCTTTCTAATGTTTGCTATATCCATTCTAAGAGCGGTACGGCGATCGCTGCTGGCAGTTCGTTTTATCTCTTCTTCTAACTTCTTAATTTGTTCCTCTTTTGATTTAATCAAGTCGTTAGTTTTCTTAACGGCATCACGAGACATTTTTTCATTCATAGTCTCATAACGACCATTAATATCTTTTAGAACCTGAGACATTTCACGCAACATCTGATTTAGCGTGCTATATTTGTTCAGAACTCCATCTGTACTATTTCTAAGTGCTAAAAAAGCCTTATTTCTTTCGTTCCAAGATTTAGTTTCATCTTGAATAGTAGATATTAGGTTGCTAATTCTATTTTTTTCGTCATCGATAAGGTTGGCTTGTTCCTTGCGTAATTGATTGTGTCTTTCAGTTGCTTCGGCATTAGCGTCGGTACTATCTTTGAGTGACCATAAGGCGGTAGCTAATCCTACCAATGCAGCAGCAGCAAGAGCATAAGGGTTAGCAAGCATTGTAAGATTGAGGAGTTTTTGGGCTTTTTCAACAAGTACCAACCACGTATAATGAGCCATTTCGGCAACTGTCATTCCTGCTGTACGCGCGGCAACAATTTGCTGTACAGCAGCTGTAGCGATGAGTGCTGCTCGATATGTTCCATAAGAAACAATAAGCCCCGCGATGAGTTTGCCAATAGTTTCATAATTTTCTACCAAGAAAGATACGCCTTTTATTGCTCCCGAAACAATACCCTCACTCGCTTTGCCTATCTCATTAAGCATTTGGTCAAAATTATCTTTGAGGTTAGATATTTGCCCGCCTAATGATTTGCTTTGCTCTGCCATTAGGTTATAGAATAGACCTCCCTCATTAGTCATATTCTTGATAACGGCTTGTATTTCGGTAAATCCTATTTTGCCCGCGCTAACCATATCTTTGATTTCGGTTTCGCTCTTACCTACAACCTTACTCAATTCGGCTATAATAGGAATACCCGCATTCATAAACTACCTACAACCTTAACGGTAAAATGATTATAATACAATTTGTTACAAGGCGTTTTTGGTTTTTGTATGTCAGTATTTGTGTCAATTTTATTTAAAAATCTATCTTTTGGGGTGTTTTAGGTGCTTTCGGGGGTGTCCTGATAGGTCGGTGAGTTTATACCCTCTTTTTGGCTGGTGCTGTTAGCCCTTACCTTTTTCGTGGTGATACGAAAATGATACTTTGTATTTTGTGGTTCGTGGTGAATGTTATTTATTTTTATCGTGGTCGCCTTGTGTTATATTGTTTTTTAGTTTCTGAATTTCCCCGTTTTACCGCACCATTACCGCACCCTTTTATAAAAACGGATAATATTGATTTTATGAAAATACTGCCATTTAGTGTATATTTACTGACAAAATTACATAAACTAACACGGGCGGGGTATTTTGAAAAATATTGAATGATGATCACCTCCAACTATATCAAAAGTTATAAAAAGCACCTTTTGCCCTGATAGGTTGCAACCTTTGGGGGGTATGCTCAATTTTGAGCAGTGCTGATTATTTAGGGGTTTCCAAAATCTTTTGGAGGCTGTTTTTATTTCCTCCGAATTTAAACACGTTTGATTAAGTTTGCCCCTTGCTTATTTGCGTGGTTTATCGCAAATCACGCCTTTTTAGTTTCTAAATGATTGATTATAAGTAATATTTTTATTTGCTGGTAACTTGCTTAACACTCTCAAAAATTACTTAACGCCTGATATACTTTCAAATCACCCCATAAAAATAAAGGCGCAATACTCAAAATGAATATTTGCGCCTTTAATCACAATTACGGGTTATCAATATTAATTAACTATGTAAATACTCGTTACTGACTTGTTCTCTTTTATCTATCACCTCAACGTTTAAAGTAGGTAGGTTTAATTTGCCCGTTAATACCTCTTTTTGCTCACTGGTGATATATCCCTGATTGAGTATTTTTAAAAGCAATATTTTTGCCTCTTTGTCTAATGTTACGTTATTCGTTCCCATTTTCTAAAATATTTTTACTTAGTGAATTTATTATCAAATCTAAGTTCTCATCACTCAATTTTTCAAACTCTAAATTTATATCACTACTTTGCATTTTTGGCAGTGTATATTGCAAAAGGCGTTCAAATGCTTGTATGCGTTCTTTAGGTTCAAGTGCTTTAAAATCTTTTTCTATTTGCCCCTGATTGTTATCTAAAAAAGTCTTTAACCATTTGCGCGTTGTGGAGGTTGCTTTATTGGGCGTGCCTTTTTGTCGCCCGCCAGTCTTTTGAGTTCCTTTTTTTCGTGGCATTTTACTGATTTGCTTTTAGTTCTTTGAGTACCTCCCTAACTACCTCTTTTATTGCCTGCTTTGTAGCCTCAATGTTTTTCAGTTCTTTGTCGGTGAATTTGAGTTTTTCAATTGCTTTTTCCTGCAAATCTTTTGCCTCTCTGTACTTTAAAATATCATCGTACCCGTTAAGGTTCGCCTCTGTTAGATACACGTTAAAGTTGTTTTTTCTCATTAGATACTCAACCTTTTCAGGTTCAAAATAATGTTGCAGCATATCGAAAAGCGCAAACTCAGGAGCACTTAATTTACTCTGTACCTCACCTAAAAACGCTAATCCGTCCATTGCGTTCTTTGTCGTGGTAGCCTCAATAAAACTAACATTTAAACGCCTTGCAAGTTTATCAATTTTATTTTCTGTAGCGGTTACCATAGCGTTAAACATTGGAGCTGGTTTGTCGCCCTGAACGCTCTTATATGCTAATACTTCTTTATGCAAGGCGGTTATTTCCTCATTATTCTGAATGTTACCGCCAATCATTTTGCCGTCTCTAATATCGGCCTTGATACGTTCTAAATTTTCAGTATATACGTCCATAATTGTTAAATTTTAAATAGTTGTTAATCTATTTCTACTTCTTCCATGAGCTTGAGGACTTCCTCATCGGCAGAGGTCATGGTATCAGGGGCTTCTATGGCAAGGTTCAGCCAACGGGGTTCGTTGTTCAGGCGATAGATAAAGGAGCTGTTGGAGAGTGTATCAAAGAACTCTTTGCATACCTTGACCTTAGTACTGTGACTATTCATGGGGAGTTCTATGTCCTTTTCTTGTTCTTTGCTTTTTCCTATGATCAGAAAGTTAAAAGGGGTGCTCCCCTTGAAGTGTTGAGATAGGTTCTTCACAAAAAAAAGGGTCTCTTCATTTACTTGGGGGAGTTCTACGGCCATCTGTAGTTTGTCTATATTCTCTTGTAGGGCATCTTCTAAGAAACCAATGTGGGTGAAAACAATCTTGGGGCCAAAGGTGCGTCCGTCGGGAGTGGTATAGCCTCCCTTGATATGGGCTTTGATGAAAACAAACTGTTTTTCGGAAAGGAAAGGACGGAATTTTAGGTATTCTTCGCCAAAAATACGAAAATCGACCGTACCACTATAGTCTTCTATGGTGAAAGCACCCCAGCCTTTCCCATTTTTGCTGGTGAGGTGTTCCATCTTGACAATCATTCCTCCAAAACGTACGTCTTGGTTCTCCATACCCTCGTAGTTGGAGGTAAATTCGGCTGCTTTTCGGTTGCATAGGTAGTCCAATTGGTACTTGAACATGTCCAAGGGATGGCGTGAAATATAGATCCCTACTACTTCTTTCTCTCGGCGGAGTTCCTCTAAGGAGTTCCAAGGCTCTGTTTCAGGCATTTTGGGTTCGGGGATTTGCACCTCTGGGCTATCTCCGAAAAGGCTTAACTGTATGGAGTGGGCGCTCTCTTGTGATTTGGCACCATAGCGAATGATTTTTTCCAGGAAGTTCATATTCTCCGAAGGGCTTTGGTAGAAGAATTGGGCACGGTGTACCCCTGGGAAGGAGTCAAATCCTCCCGCTAAGGCGAGACTTTCAAAGGCTTTCTTATTGGCAGACTTGAGATCTATACGCTTGGCCATATCAAAAACAGACTTGTAAGGGCCTTTCTCTCTAGTTTTTACGATGGTATCCACCGCAGCCTTGCCCAATCCCTTAATGGCTCCCATACCAAAACGAATCGCTCCGTCTTTGTTTACGGTGAACTTGTATTCGGATTCATTCACATCGGGGCTGAGTACCTTGATACCCATACGGTTACACTCGGAAAGAAAGAAACTGATGGACTTAATATCATTCATATTGTTAGAGAGTACCGCTGCCATGTATTCGGCAGGGTAGTTGGCCTTCAGGTAGGCTGTTTGGTAGGCAATCCACGCGTAGCAAGTGGAGTGAGATTTGTTAAAGGCGTAGCTAGCGAAGGATTCCCAGTCTTTCCAAATCTTCTCCAAGACCTCGGCAGGGTGTCCTTTTTTGCCTCCCCCCTCTATAAACTTAGGCTTCATCTCGGCCAAGACATCCTTGAGTTTTTTCCCCATGGCCTTTCTCAGCTTATCGGCTTCTCCCTTGGTGAATCCAGCTAATTTCTGAGAAAGGAGCATTACCTGCTCTTGGTATACGGTGATACCATAGGTGTCCTTGAGGTATTCCTCCATATCGGCCAAGTCATAGGTGATAGGCTCTACGCCTTGTTTGCGATGAATAAAGCTTGGGATATAGTCCATAGGCCCTGGTCGGTAGAGGGCATTCATGGCGATCAGGTCGGCGAAGACGGTAGGTTTAAGCTCACGCATATATTTTTGCATACCAGGGGACTCGTATTGGAATATCCCGATGGTTTCTCCACGCTGGAAAAGGGCATAAGTAGGCTTGTCATCCAAGGGAATATGATCTATGTCTAACTCAAATCCGTGTCGTTTTTGGATAAGAGCCACTGCATCCTTGAGGATGGTGAGCGTTTTCAGTCCCAAGAAGTCCATTTTCAATAGGCCAGCACTCTCTACCACGGAGTTGTCAAACTGAGTGATAAAGAGGTCGGAGTCTTTAGCCAAGGCCACAGGGACAAAGTTGGTGATATCGTCGGGAGTGATGATAACTCCACAGGCATGTACCCCTGTATTACGTACAGAACCCTCCAAGATACAAGCCTGCTGAACAGTTTTAGCCGAGAGGTCATCGCCCTGGGCTATCTCCTTGAGTTGCTGTACTTTTGGCAAGTCACTTCCTACAGTTTCTTTAAGTTTTTCATCGTCGAAGGTAAAGATTTTTTTAAGAGAAATATTAGGAATCAGTTTGGCTATTTGGTCAGCTTCTTTTAGCGGCAAGTCCAACACACGAGCTGTATCACGTACAGAGGATTTGGCAGCCATGGTACCATAGGTAATGATCTGTGCCACTTGGTTTGCCCCATATTTCTCTATCACATAGTCTAGGACACGGCCACGCCCATCATCTTCAAAGTCAATATCAATATCGGGCATACTCACACGGTCAGGGTTGAGGAAACGTTCAAAAAGCAGGTCGTACTGGATAGGGTCTATATTGGTAATACCCAAGCAATAAGCCACAGCTGAGCCTGCCGCGGAACCACGTCCAGGGCCTACGGAGACCCCCATATTGCGTGCGGCAGTAATGAAGTCCTCCACAATAAGGAAGTAGCCAGGGTAGCCTGTTTTTTCTATGATAAAAAGCTCAAAATCAAGGCGTTCGCGTACTTCGTAGGTAAGTTCCTTATAGCGCTTTTCAGCGCCTAAGTAGGTGAGATGGCGAAGGTATTTGTTCTCTCCCTTTTTTCCAGTAGGATCATCCTCCACTTGGAACTCCTTGGGTATGTCAAACTTAGGGAGGAGGATATTGCGTGCTAGCTCATAGGGTTCTATTTTGTTTATAATCTCCTCAATAGAAAGAATAGCTTGGGGAATATCCTTGAATAATTCCTTCATCTGCTGGGAGGATTTGAAATAATACTGTTCATTAGGCAGCCCATAGCGGAAGCCGCGCCCATGTCCGATAGGGGTAGCTTGCTTTTCTCCGTCTTTGACACAGAGCAGAATGTCATGAGCGTTGGCATCTTTGGGGTTGATGTAGTAGGTATTGTTGGTTGCGACCAATTTGACCCCATGTTTTTGCGCTAATTGTATCAGTACTGCATTGGCACGGTCTTCATCTTCTTGGCCATGCCTGATGAGTTCTATATAAAAATCCTCTCCGAATTGGTTCTTCCACCATAGGAGTGCCTCTTCAGCTTGTTTTTCACCTTGATTTAAGACTTTAGAAGGGATTTCACCATATAGGTTCCCTGAAAGCACAATGATATTCTTTTTATATTGCTCTACTACCTTTTTGTCAATACGCGGTACATAGTAAAAACCTTTGGTATAGGCGATAGAAGCCATCTTGATAAGATTCTGATAGCCTTCTTTGTCCTTGGCTAGCATGACTACTTGGTAGCCATTGTCCTTTTTGCTTCTGTCTAAGTGGTTTTCACAGATATAGAATTCGCAACCTATAATAGGCTTGATAATGGGTAGGGGAGCGGGCTTTCCCTCCTCTTGAGCTTGGGCGTTTTTGGCTTTAGCTTCTTTGTTATACTTAGATACTTCTTTGATAAAGTGGAAAGCCCCCATCATATTGCCATGGTCGGTTAGTGCTACAGCGGGCATCTGCGCTTGGGCAGTGGCCTTGACCAAATCAGCAATAGAGGCGGTGGATTGCAAGACAGAGAATTGAGTGTGGTTGTGCAGGTGTGCAAAGGGAGCAGTCTCCAGTAGGGCAAGGTTTTCAGCCAGCTCGGTAGAGGACAGAGCTGTGGATTCCTCTTGGGCTTTGAGCTTTTCAGAAGCTGCCTTTAGGTTGATATGCTGTAACCCCCAAAGCGCTACAGGAGCGGTATACTTCTCTTGGATAAGTGCCATAGCCTCATGGGAGACTTGGCTGGAGGTGAAGCCCTCGCCTCTTCGGACTAGCTCAAAGAAACAGCGAGCGGTTGCCTCCACATCGGCTGTAGCGTTATGGGCTTCGGCAAAGGGAGTGCCAAAGAGAAACTGGTGGAGTTCGGTAAGGCTTGGATACTTGAACTTACCTCCCTTACCCCCTTCTATTCGGCAGAGTTCGGCAGTGATTTCGGTACAGGTGTCCAAAACAGGCAGTTCTCCCAAGCGGGTAGCTACCCCATAGCGGTAGAACTCAGCCCCCATGATATTGATATCAAAGCTAATATTTTGTCCTACAATATACTGAGTCTTGCTCAGTGCTTTTTCAAATTCTTCAAATACTTGTTGGATAGGCACGCCCTCTTTGGCAGCCAGCTCTGTAGAGATCCCATGGATACGTTCTGCATCGTAGGGAATGGTAAAGTCGTCAGGGATGATTAAAAAGTCCTTATGCTCGACAAGAGTACCTTGAGCATCGTGTAGTTGCCAAGCGATTTGTACAGCACGTGGCCAGTTGGCACTATCGGAGAGTGGTGCATTATAGTTGCGGGGAAGTCCAGTTGTTTCAGTATCAAAGATTAAATACATAGGGAAAGGGAAGTGAGTTTCTTGGACAAAAGTAGTATATTTTTTCGAATCCTCTGCGTTGTTATCGTGAATCCTTTGTTAAAAATAGAAAGGGAAACCCGCCTGTTTGGGGCGGGTTTCTTTAAAATATTTATTATGATACAATTACATCATGCCAGGCATGCCGCCGCCCATAGGAGGCATAGCAGGGGTATCTTCTTTGATATCTACCAAAGCACATTCGGTAGTAAGGATCATACCAGCTACAGAAGCTGCATTTTCCAAAGCTACACGGGTTACTTTCTTAGGGTCAATGATACCAGCACGGAACATATCTACATATTGTTCTGTTTTGGCATTGTATCCTGTAGAGTTTCTGCCGTCCAATACTTTGGCAATTACCACAGAGCCTTCACCACCAGCGTTTTCTACGATAGTACGCAAAGGAGCTTCTACGGCCTTGAACACGATTTGGATACCTGTAGCCTCATCAGCATTGGTAGGTTTGATCTTAGCTAGTACATTTCTAGCGCGTAATAGAGCAACTCCCCCACCAGCTACGATACCTTCTTCTACGGCAGCACGAGTAGCGTGAAGGGCATCATCTACACGGTCTTTCTTTTCTTTCATCTCTACTTCGGAAGGTGCTCCTACATAGAGGACAGCCACTCCACCTGCCAATTTGGCCAAGCGTTCTTGGAGTTTTTCCTTGTCATAGTCAGAAGTAGTAACTTCAATTTGGGCTTTGATTTGTCCTACACGGGCTTGGATCTCTTCGCTCTTACCAGCTCCGTTTACGATAGTGGTGTTGTCCTTGTCTATGGCTACACGTTCGGCACGGCCAAGCATGTCAATAGTAGCATTTTCAAGGGTAAAGCCTCTTTCTTCAGCTATGACAGTACCACCTGTAAGGATAGCGATGTCCTCAAGCATGGCTTTGCGACGGTCTCCAAAACCAGGAGCTTTCACAGCAGCAATACGAAGGGCACCACGCAATTTGTTCACTACCAAGGTAGCTAAGGCTTCCCCGTCAATATCTTCAGCGATGATAAGGAGTGATTTGCCAGATTGAGCCACAGGCTCCAATACAGGAAGCAAATCCTTCATGGTAGAGATTTTCTTGTCATATAGAAGGATAAAAGGATTATCCAACTCGGCAGTCATTTTCTCAGAGTTAGTTACAAAGTAAGGAGAAAGGTAACCACGGTCAAACTGCATACCTTCTACAATATCTACATAAGTATCAGTACCTTTGGCTTCTTCTACGGTGATAACACCCTCTTTACCTACTTTGGAGAAGGCATCGGCGATGAGTTCTCCTACAGTCTCGTCATTGTTAGCAGAGATAGCAGCCACTTGGCGGATTTTATCGATAGAATCACCTACTTTTTGGCTTTGTTTGGCCAATTCATTTACGATAGACTTTACCGCTTTGTCAATACCGCGTTTCAAATCCATAGGATTGGCACCTGCGGCTACGTTTTTAAGACCTTCGCGTACAATAGCTTGAGCTAATACAGTGGCGGTAGTAGTACCATCACCAGCGAGGTCATTGGTTTTGGAAGCTACCTCCTTAACCATTTGAGCACCCATATTTTCGTGTGCATCAGCAAGTTCTACTTCTTTGGCTACAGTAACCCCGTCTTTGGTAACGGTAGGAGCACCGAAGGATTTGCTAATAATTACATTGCGTCCCTTAGGGCCGAGGGTTACTTTTACGGCATTAGCGAGGGCATCAACCCCTCTTTTTAGGCCGTCACGTGCTTCAATATCAAATTTTATATCTTTTGCCATATTTTTTATTTTTTAAA